CGACACTCGCCGCCGTTCGATTTGGCGTCTAGAATAGTTGCGCCAGAGGGGGTGGCTTGCTGCTTGGAGGGGTACTGCGGAATGGGGTTTTGGCTCCCCAACATTTCCACAATGCGAAACGCATGTATCATGCTACCGGCATACATGGCCAAGAGTGACAAGAAGGCTTTGGGGGGATAGTATTGCTTCATGAGCGAACCGAGGAAGACGCCGACTGCGCCTTCGCCGCCGGCGAGGGTGCCGCCGGCGGGGCCGCGTACGTTGAGCGAGCCGCCGCGCACGGTGCAGCCCGTGCAGCCGCCGAGGCCGACGCCTTCGCCACCGAGGAAAAAATGATGGACGACGATTTCGAGTATCTGTGGAAAAAACGCCACGAGGTGGTTTTCCGCGCGCAGCTGTCGGCGCTCTATCATCGCAAGCGCGAGCGGTTCTTCTCGGTGATGGATCGCGGCATCAACGCCCTGGGCGTGGCCTGCGGCTCGGTGGCGGTGGGACAGATCGGCGGGCAGGCGGTAGCGCAGGCGGCCGCGGCGGTTTTCACGGTGGCGGCGACCATCGGGCTGGTGGTGGGGCTGGCCGACCGCGCCCAGCGCCACGCGGCGCTGGCGGGGGAATTCCGGCGGCTGGAGGCGCAGATCGCCGAGCGCGGGGAGCGCGACTTCACCGAGGAGGACGTTTCCCGCTGGTCGGCCGCGGCGCTTTCCATCGAGGCGGCTGAGCCGCCCACGCTGCGGGCGCTGGTGGCGATCTGCCAGCGGGACATCGAGGCCTCGAACGGCCACCCGGATGCCGTGGCGCCGCTGCCCTGGCACCAGCGGCTGCTGGCGCATTTCTTCGACTTCGGCGCGCCGGCGCGAAAGTCAGTCGTGGCATGATGGCTGTCTAGCCTTCTCAAAGGGGGCAGCTTGGAATTCTTGTTTACCGTCGGCGCAGTTGTCCTAATCGCCTACCTTATCCTCCGCCGTCCGCATTCAGCCGATAAGGCGGTACCCCCTATAGATACTGAGTTGCTATCGAAGCTGGCCCAGGCATCGCGCGTACAGTCTGACAACCTAAAGGCTTCCTTTGAACCGGGGATCACGATCACCATGTCCACCGTACATGACGAGCGATACACCCCGGAATATCTCGGGTTTTGTGAGATGCGAGCGCGGCAATATTTGAGGGAGCTGGACAACCCATTCGAGGAATGGGTTTACGGCTACCATCCAGACAAGATCGAGCGTGAAATTAATACCATCCTGATGGCCGATGCTGGTAATGAGTTTGCTTTGAAGGTAAAGGAGAGGTTGCCGTCGCTTCGCCGGGAGTGCGAAACAAAATATATCCTTTTCCGAACGAAGCAGCGGTCAGACCGGGCAGAGGCGGCGGTTACTGTTGCGGCGAAGCAGCGCTACGCGAAGGAGGCGCTGCAACTCCTAGAAGATGGAATTCGCGCCGGTGTCGCTGATGCGGATAAGTTGCGCGCTCTGATCCCGCAGACGTCCCAATACATTGCCCATGTGGCGATCGAGGATTCAATCGAGAAGGCAAAGCGGTTCGAATTCAAGGAAAACAAGAAGAAGGCGCTCGAATACTACCGGGACGCCCTATATTCCGCGCTCAACGATCACATCGACAACGATCAGCAGCGCGAGGTCATGGACTGGTTGAGAGCGAAGATTGACGATCTGGAAAAGGGCGTTGCCTTGGAAATGGCCGGAAGAAAGGTTGCCAAGCGAAAGCAAAAATCAGTCGACCAGCCCTATCAAAAGCCTTGACGGCACCTGCCCGCGTGGCGTAGCCTGTAATCCTCTCTGAATCAAACAGCGGTTTTCCGCCCCGTCAGTCTGCGGCTTTTTTTACGCCCATCGCTCGCTCCGATGGCCGAGCCTTTCAACGGCGGGGTAGAGACCAGGTATACAACAGCCTTCGGGCGAAGCCTGGACGCGGCTTCTGTTTGAGCCGAGAGTGCGCCCGCCACCCTTCGCAAACCCATGGGTGGCACTCTGAATCAGACAGGAGGCCATCATGGCAAGTCCATTTGTTGTAACGGTATCCAGCCGCCATACCTCGACGATCACCGTCGTCGCCCATGACGCGCAGGAGGCGCAGCGCAGCGTGCGCCGTCTGCTCGAATTCGCCAACCTCCACGTCGGGCAAGCCGCCAAATTGACGGCGCAGCGCCTCAAGGGCCTGCGCCTGACGCCCGAGCCGCTGGCCGACAGCCGGCGCATGCAGATTCCGGTGCGCCCCAAGCCCGCGCCCAGGGAGCCAGCCCGCGTCGTCGCCTTCGCCGAAATCCAGGCCGCAATTCGTGGCGGAAGGATGGTGCGCCATGGCTAGCCCTTCCCACGGCACGCCGAACGTGCCCTTCAGCTTCAACGGACTTTCCCTGGCAGCAATTCCCCACGAGGACGATCTCTGGCTGACCGGCGAGGATATCGGCCGGGCGCTGGAGTATGCCGACCCGCGTGTGGCCGTCAAGAAGCTGTACAGCCGCAATACGGACGAGCTGGATCGCTACTCGACGATTCTGAAGCTCCCGATTGCTTATGGAGATGGGCCAGAAGACGTCGGAGGAACTGAAAAAACAGACCATGCGGGGGTCAACTTGACCCCGCATGGTGCGGATTTTGGGCCTGGAACCGCCCCCGTTGGGTCAACTCGCCTCCGCCCCGTCCGCGTCTTCAACGAGGAGGGGGTGATGATTCTGACGATGCTGTCTTCGCAGCCGAAGGCGGCGGCGTTCCGGGCCTGGGCGGTGGCGGTGCTCAAGGCGCACCGGCACGGGAACATGGTGATCGCGGAGCCGGCCGGGCGCGGGCGGCTCCTGGAGACGTGCATCAAGGAGACGCGCTTCGGGAATCCGGCGGCGATCCACACGCTGGTTTCCCGCTTCGGCTATCCGGAGTCGATCGCCGAGTCGATCTATCTGAGCGCGGGCACGGAGCGGCGGGCGGTTTCGTCCTCGCTCTCGCCGCTGGTGCTGTGGTTTCTCGACCGCTTCCTGCCGCTGCTCATGAAGGAGGTGATGTTGGGCGGCGGGCCGCTGATGGAGGCGATCCGCGCCCGGTCGGAGGCCTGGCGCACCTGGCGGGAGACGGCGCCGCCGGGGGCGCTGTTCGCGCTGGAGCACGAGACGGCGGATCTGCGCCGCTTCCTGGCCGAGCTGGCCGCGGCCGAGGGGGGGGCCGACGATGGCGGGACGTCGATCTCTTTCGCCTGGCAGTTGAAGGCGCAGGCGGCGCGGCTGGCGGCGCTGGGCTGGTCGCGCGAGTTCGTGCGCATGGGGCTGGACGGCACCCGCGTCTGGGTGCTGGCGCTGGCGGGGGTGTGAGATGGCCGAGACGAACAGCTACCGCGTGAGCGCGGTGTGTTTCGAGGGGAAGTATGTCAGCACGGTAATGGCGCCGAACCCGATCGATGCCGCCCTGAGGGTGATGGAACGGCTTGGATTCGGTGAGGTGCCGGCCTCACCCTTCGCGATTTTTGTCACGCCGCGCCGGCCGCCGCGGGGGAAGCCAGGCGCCGGCTGAATGGATCGCCAGGGCGACGCGATCTGCCCTGGCGTAGCAAAAACTAGCCTTTTCTCCCCACGCATCCTGCTCTATATGAGCAGGATGCCGAAATCCGATCATTCCCAGCCGAAGGCCGAGGTCACGTTCCGCTGCGCGGCGTGCAAGGCGACGTTCGAGGGCGCGCCGGGGCGCGTGGAGGAGGCGCCCGAGCGGACGTGGCATCCGTGGGCGTATTTCGCGGCCTGTCCTTCGTGCGGTGAGGAATCCGGCCAGGCGCCGTGGGAGGCGGCGGCGTTCAAGGCCTGGGCGCATGCGACGGGGCCGAAGACGCCGGAGGGGAAGGCGTCGACGGCGGCGAACCTGGCGGGGCACCCGACGCCGGAGGAGGCGCTGCGCACGCGCTTCAACGCGATGAAGCACGGCCTGGCGGCGAAGACGGCGACGTATTTTCCGGCCAAGCCGGGGGGGTATGCCTTCTGCGCCTCGTGCGAGATCGACCGCGAGTGGTGCGGCCGGCAGGCGGCGTGCCAGAAGCGCACGGAACTCTTCATGCTGCACCACGCGGCCTTCGAGACGCGCAATCCGAAGGCGCTCGCCGGCCTCTATGCCGACCTGCAGGCGGCGCTGTTCGCGGTGCTGCAGCAGATCATCCAGACCATCATCCACGATGGCGTGAAGATCGAGGCGCCGCAGTACTACACCGACAAGGACGGCGTGCTGATCGTCGCGCAGTACGTGGACGAGGCCGGCAAGCTGCGCACCATCAAGGATATCCAGGCACATCCGCTGTTCAAGCCGCTGGGCGAGCTGCTGTCGAGGAACGGGCTGTCGCTCTCCGACATGGGCATGACGGCGAAGGCTGTCGAGGAGGAGGAGCAGGAGCTCGGGCGCCTGCAGGTGCAGGAGCAGGGGCGCGAGGCGCTGACGGATTTCGCCAGGTCGCAGACCAAGGCCATCGCCGACCTGGGCGAGCTGATCCGTCGCTCGGCGTCCAGGCGCGAGGCCGATCCGGTGCTGATCGAGTACCGCGAGCAGGCGGGGGGCGAGGGGTGACGGGGTGACGCGCCAGTCCGCCGCCGACCGGGCCCGCAGCTCGCTGCGCGCCGAGCGGGAGATCCAGCGCTTCGCCCAGCCGGACGCGGAAACCGGCCATCCGCCCTTCGCCCTGTGGCACAAGCATGTGCACGGTGTGACGCTCGATCCGATGCAGGTGCTGCGCATGCACGACATGTGGGGCCACCGGCAGACGGTGGATTTCTCCTGCCGCCGCACGCGCAAGACCTCGACGAAGGAACTCTACAACCTGTTCCGGCTGGCCACCGAGGCGCACCTGGAGTGCGGCATCGTGGCGCCGCGCCAGCAGCAGAGCCAGAACAACCTGAACTACATGCTGGAGTCGGTCAAGCGCTCGCCGATGCTGGACGCCTTCATCGGCTGGGACCGCGGCCGCAAGCGGTTGACCGACACCGGCTTCGCCTTCGCCAACGGCTCGCGCGCCTCCTGCTACGGCATCATGGGCCAGATCGACGGCGATTCCCTGGCGATCGCCTCGCTCGAGGAGGTGGACGACATGCCGCAGGACCGGCTGCTGTCGCGCTTCCTGCCGATGCTGGGCGCGGCGCAGCGGCTCGGCGTGGACAAGAAGATCGACCCGGAGATCCGCATCTCGGGCGTCTTCAAGGGCGCGGACACGCTGCAGCGGCTGCTCGACACCGGGGAGTATCACCGGCTGCCGACAGTGGATGTTTACCTCGGCGTCGAGATGGGCATCGTGAGCGAGGCCTGGGCGGACAGCATGCGGGCGCAGCAGACCGAGGAGGAGTGGCTGAGGCAGTTTTTGTGCATGAACATCGCCGCCCGCAACTGGATTTGGGAGAAGCACATCCGCCGGGCCCTGCAGGTGGGACTGATGGCCGGCATCGAGCGCGCCGGCCCGCTGCCCGGCGTGCGCTACCGCAAGCGCGGATTGATCGCCTTCGGCTACGACCATTCCGGCCACGGCGAGAGCGCCACCGCCTCGAAGAGCGCCCTGGTGGTGGCCGAGCAGCTCGGCAATTACGTCACCTTCCCATTCGTGCGCGCCTGGCCGGCCGGCACGGATGACCGCGTGGTGGAGCGCGACCTGTACGGCCTGTGGGACTTCTTCCGGCCTGATTACGCCATGGGCGACGCCTACGGCGTGGGCATGATGAGCAGCCTGAACGACCGGCTGTACGCCGGTGGCCTGACGGAGATCGACCGCCGCGCGATCGGCGACGGGCAATCGACCGCCTCGACCTGGGCGGGCTGGGCCTTCGCGCCGATCCGCTTCCAGGGCATGACCAAGCACAGCATGGCCAGCGTGCTGAAGGCGGCCTTCCACAACGGCCAGGCGGCGATCCCCTACGTCGATACCGGCGACGAGGCCGAGCCGGAGGAGTGGCGCGCCTTCGTGCGCCAGCTCGGCAACATCAAGGCCGAGGCGACGCAGGCCGACTATTCCAGTTTCAAGATGGCCGACACGAAGATCGGCGACGACTTCTTCGACGCCGCCTGCGCGGCCGTGTGGGCGCTGACGACGCGCGGCGCCGAGGACGTGCCGGCGGTGATCGCGCACCGCACGCAGACGCGCGAGCAGCTGCTGGGGCTGGCGGCATGAGGCCGCTCACCGAGGCGCAGCTCGCACGGGCGCGGGAGACCGCGGCGAAGGTGCGCGAGCTGATGCCGGAGATCGTGCCGGAGATCAAGGCGCTGGTGGCGGCCGGCCTGATCGAGGGCTGGCGCAACGTGGATTACATCGGGCCGCAGCGCCCGCCGGGCCCGCGCACCTTCAATCTCACCCAGATCGTGACCGAGACCATGAGCAAGACGAAGGAAAGGATGAAGAATGGGACTCATTGACACCCTGAAGGCCTGGGCCGGCGGCGCCGTGCGCCAGGCGCGGCCGGAGACCGGCCTGCTGCCGAACGAGACGCCGGCGATCACCAGCGAGACTGGCCACCGCGCCACGCCGGAGAACGGCATCAAGTACCTCTACCGGCTGATGTGGGTGGACGCCGATGTCAGGCAGGCGATCCTCGACATCCGCGAGATGGACCGCCTCGATCCGCGCGTGAAGCGGGTGCATGCGCGCGTCTCGCGCGACGCGATCAAGGGCGGGCTGATCCTGCAGCAGGCGGCTTCCAACGAAACGCTGGCGCGCGAGTGGGACGCCTACCAGCGGCGCTTGCAGCTCAATCGCGTGGAGAAACTGAAGTCGGACGCGCGCGGCCTGGTGATGGAGGGATCGCTTCCGCTGCAATGGGTGCTCGACGATGCTTTCCGCGTGGTGGCCGCGGTGCGCATGCCGGCCGAGACGATCTTCCCGAACGTGGATGCCTCGGGGCGCTTCAAGGCGGTGGCCGAGGCGTATTTCCAGCTCGACGTGATGAGCGGCGCGAAGCTGGCCGGCTTCCCGCTGTGGCAGCTGTTCCTGTCGCGCTTCGACCCGGACAATTTCGACGACATGGGGGCGATGGGGCGGCCGTTCCTCGACGCGGCGCGCACCACCTGGCGCAAGCTGACCATGACCGAGGAGGACCTGGTGATCCGCCGGCGCACGCGGGCGCCGCTCAGGATGGCTCATGTGCTGGAGGGGGCGAACAAGGAGGACCTGGAGGCCTACCGCGCCACCGTCGAGCGCGGCCAGCACGAGATCACGACCGACTTCTACCTCAACAAGAAGGGCAACGTGTCGGCGGTGCAGGGGGATTCCAACCTCGACCAGGTCGCCGACGTGGTGCACCTGCTCGACACCTTCTTCGCCGGCTCGCCGCTGCCCAAGGGCCTGGCCGGCTATACCGACGGGCTAGCGCGCGACATCCTGGAGGATTTGAAGCGCGATTATTACGAGGAGGTGGACAGCCTGCAGGACACGCTCTCCTTCGGCTACGAACAGGGTTTTCGCCTGCACCTGCTGCTGAAGAACATCAATCCGGACGCGGAGGATTTCACCATCCGCTTCGCCGAGCGCATGACCGAGACGGCCAACCAGACGGCCGACCGGGCGCTCAAGCTGCGCGCCCTGGGGCTGCCGTACGGGCTGGTGTGGGAAGAGATGGGCTACGACCCGGCCTATGTGCGCGAGCGCATCAAGGGCGAGACCTCCGAGACCGACCCCTACCCGGACCCGGGCGCGATCCAGCCGCGCGGCCGGCCGGCGCCGCGGGTGTCGGTGACGCCGGGCAACGCCCGCAAGGGCGAGAGCGGGACGTCGATCAGCAATGGATGACGCCGACCGCAGCGAGCCGCGCCTGGCCGAGGAGACGGCGCGCGAGGTCGCGCGGATTCGCGCCGAGGCCTCGGCTGCGCGGGTGTTCGAGGAATGCCGCAACTGCGGCGAGGATCTGCCGGCGGCGCGCCGGCGGGCGGGCTTTTGCGACGCCGACTGCCGGGACGACTGGCAGCGGCGCGAGCGCGCCCGGCTGAGAAACGAGGGCCGCGATGGCGGGCGCGGCTGAGCGCGCGGCGATCCGCCGCGCCACGCTGCGCG